AACGGCATTTTCTTTTTCATTTTCATCTACACTTATAATCTATTCAATTTTTATTTCACACCAGCAATGATCAGACTGGGGAGACAGCGGAGACAGCGGAGACAGCGGAGACTGGTTAAGCGGGACGAGGGGAAAAAGAAACACCACAACCACAAGAAGTTGCTAATTCTTTTCTAGGAGTAAATATAAATTTACTTTCGTAGATTTGATTATTATAATCTTCTTTTATATAATCTATGGTTGTTCCCAATAATAACATTTCAGACATAGGGTCTACAAATACATGATTTCCATCATAACTATATTTTGTCATTGGTAACTTAGATTGAGCTTTCAATTCCACAATAGTATTTTTATCCACAGTTTCTAAACTATAATTAAATCCATTACAACCACCCCCTTTGGCGGAAAATAAAAAAGAATATGTTTTTGTATTTTCTAAAATTTGGGTTATTTTATTCCATGCAGGTTTTGTAATAATAATTGGATAACGCATATATATTAATATATCATTCTATTTATACATTATTGTATAAATGGAGTTACAATCGTTCGAAAATCATCATGTTTGGGACCATCTTTTTGTGTGTGTTGCGATGATTCAACATATTGTAAAATACATTGAATCATCTTCTTGTTTTTTTGACAATATTGTTCTATATTTGTTTTGTCATCTTGTTGGTTCATTTCCACAATATTTTTAAATACCTTTTGCATTTCTACCACCAAACTCATAAGTTCATCATTAACGGAATCGCACATATGAGTCATATTTTATTTTGAATAACGCATTTATACATTAGCATAAATCAATTTTATTGTAGATCTGCTATCACTACTCTCTCAAAGAAATTTCCACGATAACCACCCTTATAATCCTCATCTAATAATTCTTGTACTATTTCGGGAAACTCGACATTAATTCTTTCCTTCCAGTCTTTTAATGGGAACATCGTTGTAGATCCATTAAATTTAGAAAGTCCAGGAGCATATATACCACATGATACTCTAGCTACAAGAGCAAAGTGAACATCCATATCTATCATTCTATCTAGCGCTCCTTTAACCGCATTTTTAACACCTTCTTTAAATGTATCATAATCATTAAATGCATGTTCATTATACGTTCTTTTGGTTGTACTTGTAGCATCACGTCCAAGCGTTGGATTTGCATTTGGTCCACCAACAAATACTAAATTCGCTTTATATGTATCACGAGTATTAAATTTGTATTTTGGTTTCATATTAGTTCTGCTCTGTGTTGGTGCGAGTTTTTCTTTTTTACATAAAATCGCGTCGTGAACCTCTCCCAACACGTGTTTATATATCTCCATATCTGGATTATTGAAATATATTATACCTTGTTTGGTTTCATAATTAGTGCCATTTTTATCTTTCATCCCCCATTTATTTTTAAGATTTTTTTTAAACAGGTCAGTATATGTATCTTCTTTACTAGATTTAGTTCTATTTTTAGCATACGTTGCTGTAAACCAACATGATACCATATCTTCTTCTTGAGTTGTATAATCAGGGTTCACCTTATTTTCAATAATTTTACCATTATCAAGTTCTTTACAAACATCTCCGCCTGGAAGGCCACTGTTTCCAGCAATCATTGCTCCAATTTTTTTATCGGGTTGATTTTGATTTATTTGATAACCAGCAGTAGCCATTCCTCCCACATATTTCTTTGTCTCTACGCCTGCCTTTGATAAAAGTTTTACAGCATCACTATCTAAATATTCGGTAGCAATCCTTAAAGCTTCGTCCCAGTTATTTTCATCTTTTGCCTTCTTCCATATATGACGATAAGTATTAATTCGATCTGTAACATAACTTACATTTCCAGGTTCTTTTACATTTTTTTTCATCATGTTATCCATTATTCTGATATAAGTATTTCCGAGAGTTTGTAAAATATTAGTCAAAGGAGTTAGATATTTTTTTAAATAATGATTCCCGTTTTTCATAGCTGATTTTATTTTTGAGAATGTATTTTCATATTCCATATATGATGTTATTTTTTGCGGAGGAGAAGGCGACTGCTGTGTGGCTCCGAAACCGAAACCGCTACTAGAAGGCTGAGACAATGATTCTTTAATAGGTTTAATTTTTGGATTTGGTTTATACATTTCTAGCGGATCAACTGGTAACCTTAAGTTTGATGATGCTGACGAAGCTATACTAGGGGTTGCTAATGATGTACGAGGCGTGGGTATTGAGACAGGCGGTGTTACCGATGATGCACGAGGTCCACCTGGTCCTTGTTTTACTCGTTGATTAATTAATCCACTCAAATTACTCATTGAATCATTTGTTTCAGATGATAAACTTGGTCTAGGAGTAGATACACTAGTCCCTTGTTGCTGATGTTGTAGAACAGGAGTACGAGGTTGTTGAGGTGGCGATTGAACACTCGAATCATTTGATTCACTCCAACTTCTTGTTGGACTTCTAACCCCTCCTGGATTAAACTGTGATTGTGTTAAGTTTGTTCGTCTTCTAGGATGAGTATATGTATCAATTGCTTTATCTATGATAATAAACAAACGACTAACACTTTCATAATTATATGATAATATTGAACGATGTGGATTAAATGTGTAATCCATAATTAAATTGTATTTATCCGTTTCATCTAATTTAGTTAATATTTCAATACATTTTTTATGCCAAAAGGTGATAAATGAATTCATATTAACGATTATTTCATTTTTATTTTTTTCAAATATAGATACAATCGTTTGATTCGGTTCATGAACCAATTTTAATAAATTAAATATTTGTATCATGGCTGTAATCAATTCAATATGTCCAATTTGATGAAAACCTGGTATCAGAATCATATCGTTTTTATTTTTCAATGTATCCATATTTGTAATTTTTCTTGTGGGAGTATAATGTAGTAATTTTTGATTTAATAAATAAAGAATCATTATGATATAAATGTAAGATTTTTTCACATTTATAGATAATTCATCAAATGGCGTTTGTAGCGAAATTAACATCTTCAACATGATATCATTTTCATCATTCATAAAAGTAACCAATGTTTCACCAGGTTGTTCTCCTTTTATAAATAATAATTCGTAAATCTCATTATATTTATCAGTGTCATTTGACGTAATTCCATTTATTAAATTATTAATAATATCTTGTTTAAAAACAAATGAATCTTTACTTTCAAAACAAGGTGCTTTGTAATGATTATTTTCATCGGTAGATATTTCTTGACAAATTTCTTTAATTCTATCATAAACAAATACAAATTTTTTTTGACCAATTATTTTTGTATTACGACACTTCTTTGATGTTTCTTCATTATTTGCTTCTTCCTCGTCATTATTATTATCGAATTCGTTTACAACATTATTATTTTCTTGTTGATTATTATTATTATCCATACCAACAAACATATCTTCTTTATTATTATACATTTCATACAATGCGGTTTTAATTAAACTATCTTCTTTTTTCTCAATACTAGAATGTAAATCATTTGTGATTTGTTCTATTGTATCCTCTCCAAATAAATCTTTTTTACTATTGTGTTTTTTAATAATGCTATCTAAAAACAAACTTAAATATTCTTCTATATTTGATGTTCCTACATAATTATGTTCATTTAATATTTGCCGAATCATTCCTTTACTGTAAAAAGTTAAAAAATTAGGTTTTTGACTGTTTATGTTTCTAAAATAATATTCACACATATATGTAAATAATGAATATTATTTTATAATTAAATGATTTCATCTACTAATCCATATTTCAAACATGTTTCAGAATCCAACCATAAATCTTTATCTAATAGTTGAGTCAATCTTTTACGGTCGATTTTTGTATGGTTCAAATATGTGTTTACAATCAATGACATTAAAATATTCATGTTGCTCATTTGATCTTGTAATTCGTTAAATTTCCCACTATCAGACCCTGATAATTGATGAATTAACATCAAAGAACGTTTTGTCATAAATCTTTTTTTTCCAACTACGCTGACTAATGTTGCAGCACTAGCTGCAAACCCATCCACATAAGTATAAACATCGGTTTCCATATTTTCGATTAAATCCATTAAGTATAATGTATGATATAAACTTCCTCCTTGACTTTGAATATGTAAATGAATAGGTGGTGGTTCTATTTTATATTGATGATGAAGTGTCAACATTTTAATATTTAAATCACTTAATAAACGTTTTAATTCAAAACAACTTCGCTGATTCATGGGTCCGTAAAAAAATAGTTCATTATTTGATTCTTGTAATATACCTAATTCATCAGGTTGTCTTTCACCATCATTTAATGTGTTTTTTGCTTGCGTAATATCAATAAAAGTTGAAGAACCAATCGCTCCTCCTAACAACTGACGACGTGGTATTGAAAATGAACTTACACTAGACAATACCAAAAAACAAATACCCCATTTCATGATATAGTAAAAGAACATATATTATAATCAACTTGAAAAATAAATATACATAACTACATTATAACATGAAAGAATATTATGTTTATTTATTACAGTCTACGAGTCATACAACGTATATTGGCGCAACCATTGATTTAAACCATCGTTTAAGACAACATAATGGCGAAATTAAAGGCGGTGCACGCGCAACTTCAATGAAAGTAAACAAAGGGGAAAAATGGACGCGAATATGCCATGTAAAAGGATTTCCATCTTGGTCAGAAGCATTAAAATTTGAATGGGCTTGGAAATTTTATTCTAGAAAACTGAGCAAAAAAATGTTTCCATTACATAGAAGAAAACAAGCATTAAACAATGTATTGGCTCTTGAAAAACCAACAAGCAAAGCAATACCATATGTTGAATGGGAAACGCCTGTTCAGGTCGTTTGGGAAAACGAAGAAACAGAATAAGTTATATTAAAAATGAATATAAAGACAAATATGTTATATACACTGTAAAGCTCCTGTAACTCAGTTGGTTAGAGTGCTGGTCTTATGAGCCGGAAGTCACAGGTTCGAGCCCTGTCAGGAGCACATCAATTCACAAAGGGGTCATAGCTCAATTGGTAGAGCACCTGTTATGCTTACAGGAGGTAGTTGGTTCGATTCCTTCTGACTCCATATATATATAAATCACTAAAATTGAATTAAAGTTATATTTTATGATTGAATTATAAAATGTATCGTCCACTTATTCAAAAACTAATTACAACTGCGAATCCATTCTCTCCATGGATTCGTAAAATTCCAAATGATAAAACAAGCCGAATTACGAGTACCAATCCATTTGCTCCATGGATTCGCGAAACCCCAAAACCTTTGGGAAGATGGTCCATCGACAAATCAAATACATCGGTTTCCATGACAAATTATTACAACAATGTTGATCATTGCGGAACATGTGACTATCAAACCAAAATGATTGAATCTATTCTGAAAGAAAAAGAAAAAGAAACAACACATGAAAAATCATAACTATTTTAGTTCATAATATATCTTACTTTCAATGTTCTTGCTACATAAAAACTAATATATACACCAATAGAACCAATCAATACAACTTCCAGAAAACTTTTCAAATACTTTTTAGTATACATTCCTTTAATCGCTCCAATGATAGCAAAAGATAAGAAAGAAAACACAATCAACATATATTTCATTTTTTCTTCATTTGACATTTGTATAAACGAAAAAGGAATTAAGGGAATCGCACCCATCAATACAAAAGACAATCCTGTTATACATGCTTTGAATAAAGGTGATGATTTTTTTTCATGAACTAAATCTTTTAAACTGTTATAATTCGATATTGCCATTGAAAATCCATCTGCGCATAAATTTGCCAAACCAAGAATTAATGCATATTTTGTGGATATATTTGCTCCTATGATTCCAGCAATAATCGCAGCGGTTGTAATAACTCCGTCCATACCTCCATAAATAAATTCAGAAAGTATCATATGGCGATTTATATTTCCTATATAAAAAAATATTAATATATTTTATGTGAATATGCATGGAGTATTAGAATTAACCTCTTTTTCTAAAAATCACGACGATATCATCAAAGAAAGAGTAGAATGGTTAATTATAAAAATTTATAGTTTTTACCCGAGATTGGAGACTAGACATTTTTTAAAAAATGTATCCAAACTTGATTTATATAATTATGTTAGAATCAAATTCATTATGGGAGAGCCATTATAATTCTAGTTGTGAAACTTGATCGATAATTTGTTTACAAAATGTATCCAATAAATTTGGAATATTTGTACAATCTTGATTTCCATCCAAAATAATAACATCTTGTTGTTGCAATAACCATTGATCATGGTACTCGTTATTCATTTTCAAATAATCAATTGATATTTCAGACTCTCCTGGACGTTGCCTTTTCTGAACTCGTTGTGCGCATTTCGTATAATCGGTTTTCAAATACACAAACTTTTTATGTTCCGCAAAAGACTGAAAATGTTCAAACCATTTATTGTATATTTGAAATCCATAAGTATCGATTTTCCCTTCATCATACAACATTTTACAAAACACATGTTTATCCGTGTCTAAACTTCGTTCGCAAACAATTAAATCATAATTTCCTTTTGCGTTTTCACATGCTTCTTGTAGTCTTTGTAGTCTTGAAATATACGCCATCATTTGAAACGCAAACGCATGTTTCGTTTGATCTTCGTAAAAGGATTCAATCATTGTTTTACCATCTTTATTTTTTATAGTAGACCATACGTCAACGGGTTCTTGAATTGTTAAAAATTTCAAATTGTTTTTTTCACAATAACATTGCATATGACGCACCAATGTAGATTTCCCACAACCAATCCCACCTTCAATGAAAATTAGTGGAATTGGAGCAGATGACATTATATAGTATACCTAAATGAAAAATATATTTTGAATGAATTCAATTTTATTTAAATCATCAAATAAATAAAATTGAAACCTATGCGATTGAAACAATACATTCTACTATTAAATATCAAATATGGAAGATCCTTCTGTACAAATACGAAAGCTATATGGTGAACATCTCGGAATAAATGAATTACGCCAAGAAATCATACGATTACGTGGACTCATAGATACAATGAAAAAAGAGCAAGGACAAAATAATTCAGAAATTCAAGAACAACCAAAGATACTTGATACTTTTTTTGGAGAAAATACCGACGCATCAACAAATTACATGCATGTTATAATGTAACATCATATTAATAAGTAATTAAATAATAAATTGCTATCACATTTGCAACCGCACACCACAATGAACCATATGCTCCCCCTACATAGAAATATATTATGGGTAATAATAAAAAACAAACCATAAAGATAAATTTCCAGTTTGGATAACAAATCAATATAGCAAAAGCAACAAACTCCACAATTTTTATTTCATGATTACCCCAAATAGGAGAAGAAAATTTATTGTTACATAATGCAACGGAATATCCATTGAATTTTATAAATATATATATTGTTAATACCAATAACATAACCATAGTTAAAAGATTATTAAATTTATTTCTTATGATTATATTGTAATAAACTTGCGCGCATAAAAAAAAGGGTATAAAAAAGGAAGTTATAATATAATTGATTGTATTCTTTTTCATTTTATTATACCATAAAATAGCATCTAGTAATTGCATAGACGAAAATATCATTAAAAATATAACACTTTGTTTTTGTATGGTTGTGAGTTTTTTTGTTAATAAATATAATGATATACTCCAAGATGTAATAAATGTACCTAAACTAATTTCAAAACTAAAACACATATATATATTATCTCTATATTTTCAATTTCATGTATAAAAAATTGAATCCATCCAAAATACGTTAACCATGATTACCAAATCATAATGAGCTCATTAACATCTAGTAATTTGTTATTAGACTATTATAAAACACATAACATAACAAATTATCCTAAAACCAAAACCGGAATCCCTGATATGCGCTCTTTCATAAATAAGAAAACCTTACAACAAATCATTTCCGACGAAACCAACTCTACAACAAGCGTAAACGAATGTCCGATTTGTTTTGAACCCATTACAAATGGACGTGCTGTTCTTTCATGTAATCATACATTTTGTTTAGATTGTATTATTCAGCATGGTCGTTTAACAAATACATGTCCTTTATGTCGGTGCGAATTTTCAACAAAACCGTCGAAAGAAAAAACACAAAATTTGAATGATTTTGATATACAAAATATAGAACGGTCACAACAAGTTGCTTTACAGATTAAATCGTATAAATACAAAAATGAATTCATTGATTTTATGGACTATTTATTAATCCAATTCACATTTTATTCAAAGGCAAATCGACCGGTTGAATTTGTAAAAACAACAATGATAGGGATTCGACAATTGTTGAAAATGTCTTCACAACAATTATTGATCTATTGTCAACAACATTTGAATGAATCTTAACAGTAACTTTCGAAAATTCAATTTAAATAATAAAAAACATATAATTATACAGCATGCACTCGAAACGTCGGGCGAAAATTCTTATATTTCTTTTGCTCCTCGTCGTCGCAGCGATCGTTGGCGTCACAGTGCTTCTACGCCCTCGCTCCGGGATAATCCCAGGGCGTTTTGTAGAGGGTGAGGCGCAAAGTGCTGCCGACGCACGGCTTGGTGATAAAGGGGATCAAGTCAATCCGAGGGCGTTCTTGCCATGTGACTGGATAGGTGAAGAGAGAAGGGACATTATGAACTTTTTTAGTCAACAAGGAGAAGATTTATTTATTTTTTTAAATTATATAAACAAACAATGCGATGATGGTGTGTTTATAGAAATGGGTGCGTGTGATGGTGTTCGTTATTCAAATACATTATTTTTTCAACAACAATTTAGTTTCACAGGAATTTTAATAGAACCAGTCGCTGAAATGTATGACATGTTAATTAAAAATAGAAAAGATTGTAAGTGCTACAAAAATGTTATTTCAAATGATAATGAACCTAAAAAAATGATTATCAGTAAAAATGGACCAGTATCCGGACTCAAAGAAACAATGAGTGAATCATTTTTAAATCATTGGCATAAAAATAGTATCGAAAGAGTTGTCGAATCACGAAAATTAAGCGACATTTTAAATGAAAATCAAATAACATATGTTGATTTTTTCAGTTTAGACGTGGAAGGTGGAGAACTAGATGTATTAAAATCAATTGATTGGAATAAAGTATCATTCTATATTATATGTATTGAAATGGATAATCATAATCAAACTAAAAATAATGCTTGTCGTGAAATATTATTGAATAATGGATTCAAAAGAGTTTTTAAGATGTGTATCAATGAATTTTGGGTAAATCCATCATACTTTCGGAAAAAAAAATTATTCGACGAAACCAAAAAACAAGTATTTTCGGGAAATATGAATGATTATGGTAATCATTTATTCTTGGAAAAACATTGTAAATCAGGCATTGAAGAAGCATTATTATCAATAAACAGGAACATCATACAAAATACGACTACTTAAATTAATCCAACCGGCTGAACGTTTGGAACTATTCATTGTAATAAACTCTTTATGTTTTAGGATACATTCTTTGATTAAACCGATTTGTGTTTCGTCTTTGGGTTCTATACATAAACAACTTTTATGTAAAATATTTTTATATACGTATATATTTGTTTCTAAATCGTCGGGGTCAATAAAACATGGAATATATATACAATTACTGGAACTATACCGAATAGATTGTGATCGACCATATGCATACCATGCTGGATATTTTTTTTTACCTTTATCTCTTTTACTTAACTCTTCTTTTTGACTACATAAATATAGATATGTATTTGGATTATTATTTTGAAATCGTGTTTCATCTATTATTTTTCCATTTTCATATGGGTAAATAATATACATCACATCGCGACCCGACGTAATTTGTTTCCAACATGGTTCATCGAACTTTTTTTCACTGTGAATAAATACTTTGTCCCTCAATGTTGCAATACCGTTGCGTATAGAACAAATATCTTTCAATGTTTTTTTATCCGTGTCATGAAAGTTGAAAAGCGAATATTTCTTTTTAATCATTTCATAGGATATAGGTCGTTTGTTGTATAACAGTTGGGATTTTTTGGTTTTTGTAAATATTGTAATACAGCAATACACTGACGTATTCTCAAATACCTTCTTCTCTTCAAAGTCTATGATTTCCTGAACATATTCATGTTCAAATAAATATTGTCTTAAATCAAGCGCAGATTTATTATACAAATAAGAATTTGGAATAATCGCAACCATCACCCCATCTGGTTTCAACAAATGTAACCCTTTAATCAAAAACGCATAATATATATCAACTAATCCTCCGGATAACAAATGAAATTGTGTTTTCAAAAATGTTCGGTAGGTTTCGGATAAATCTTGGGTACGAATATAAGGAGGATTCATAATAATATTATCATATGTAGTGACAATTTGTTGTTTGAGAAAATCTTCACAATACAATGTCATATTGTTTTTTACTGTTATTGAATTCGAATAATCTTTTTTCAACTCATACATATCCACTTGATCATATTCATCAACCGAAACATGTTTTAATAAATGACCACAACCAACAGACGGTTCTAAAAGATTTCCCGTTTTTTTCAAAAAAGACGCCATTTGTTTTGCGATTTGGTCTGGCGTAAATACATCGCATTTTGTAAATGTTAACAAATCATCATTATGACTCATTCAATTGTATATAATGATGATTTATTGTTTATATAAATCAATTTTATTCAAATATGTGCAATTTTAATGTTTTACTACTGACAATAATATACGAGGGTCTTGTTTCATTCGTCGCCATTTGTTTCCATCTTCCCAATGTAATGTCATATTGCGATCTTCGTAATTTGCAATAAGTAATTTTTTTCCATGATGAGTATTTTTATTTTCAAAATTGACAAGAATTTTTCCTTTTTGAATCTTTTCATAGCTTACGTCCCAATAAGGTTCATTTGGATCCGAACCAAAAATCAACTTTCGCTTAACATCTATAATACGCAATGCTCCTGTGTGATTGGGGTCATACCAATATTCCATTATCCTTTTCTTCTATATTAGCTTTATTTTTTTTAAATAAATATATACATAAAATAATTATATTATTTAAAAATACGCTTATATTTGCAATCAAAACTGGATACGCTTTTATCTCATAAGCATATATTCCCATGAAAAATGAAGCACATAAAATAAAAAATATGAATATATTTGATACTTGTTGAATATTTTCATTTTGTTGAATAAGTTTATAGGTTTGAGGTATAAAACTCACAAATAAAAACGCACAACCAATATATCCAATTATATCATGATGTACCATTACAATAATTATTTATTATTCTTTATATTATATACAGAGTCATTATACCAAATATAAAGATAAATTCATATAATAATTAAAATATACATGACGCAACAAGAAGTATACAATTACTTATTGTTGGTTCTAAAAGAAAAACAACTTGCGTATACTATTTTATTTATGGCTCAGCCTATGATTTCGTATGATATTAAAAACGATTTATCTACGTTTACATTTACTTGGAATAAGATTCAAAAAATACTTATGAATTTATTGAATATATCTACAAATATGGATATGTTCCATTCTATATATGATTCTATACCTTCGATTCACGTTGTTAATTATTTTACAAGTACAATTCAACTCATTCGAATTGAAAGCAAATTAAAAATGAATCATAATGAAATGTACGATAGCTCTTCTATTCGACAATTCATAAATTATTTAAAAAAATATGTATTATATTTTAATCAGGTACAGCGTCTCAAACTGATGAATAAATTGGGAATATTGCATATAAACAATATATAAAAATATATTAAATATAATATATATGTTTCGTAATGTTGTATTATTTCCTCACCGGGCAGGTCAACGAAGGCCAGGTGTAGATAAAACACCTTATTTTGTAAAATCATTATTACATCCGCATAGCAAAATATTCGAGTCGCCTGTCAATCGCGACTTAAACACTAATTTATATAATTTATACCAAAAAAATCTTTTTATCGATGGTCCGAGAGTAAATATTGGCGGAGATCATTCCATGAGCATCGCAACGGTCGCTGATTCAATTCGTAGATATCCAAATTTGAAATTGATTTGGATGGATGCGCACGCAGATATTAATACATACAATGAATCAACATCCAAAAATTTTCATGGTATGCCTCTCAGTATTTTGACCGGAATCGAAAAAAATACTTCGCTGAGATTTATGAAAAAGCATATTCATCCAACAAATATCTTATACATAGGTATCAGGGATATTGATCCATTTGAGCAAAATATTATAGAAAAATACAAAATGAAAATAGTTACCATAGATGAACTACACGATCATTATAATAATAACGGATGGGAAAAAATATCTTCTTTTATTGGTAATGATCCTGTTCATTTTTCTTTTGATGTAGATGTATTAGATCCATCCGTTTTGCCATCAACTGGAACATCAGTAGAAAATGGGCTTCAATTAGAAGCTTGTAAAAATATTGTAGATAAAATGATGAGCAAAAAACTGATGTCAGTTGATTTAACAGAACTAAATTTAAACATAGGTCATATTGAAGAACGAGCAAAATCAATGATTCATTTTAGTTATTTATTTAAAAATTATATTTTTTAAACAATAACACGTCAAGCTAAATAAAATTGAACTTGTTTCTATGTAAATTTGCACTATCAATTTAAAATGAAAGTATACCAAATTGGCCCATTAACCAAAGGCAAAATCATAAAACGCCCTTCGGCTCATTGTCGTTCGCCATACGTAGCTGATGTATTATTGGATAACGAAATTGTACCGATTATTGCTCATGCGCCAGCATTAGGATGCTGTGGATACGCAGATAAAGACAAAGATGTTTATTTAACAATTCACCCAAATCCAAAATTATGTACACACGTTATTCATTTGGCTCATGTTGTAGAAAAAGAAATAACCTATTTGATTGGAATGCACCCCAAAAGCGCCGAGCGAATTATTCATTCGTGTTTGACTCTTGGTTGTATTGATTCATTGGAAAACCTTTCATGTATACAAAAAGAAAAAACTTTTTTAAATTCGAGGTTTGATTTCCTATGTAAAGACAAAAATGGAAATCAAACGATTATTGAAGTAAAAAGCGTACCATGTGGAGATTATGAAGATATAACTCAAACAGAAAGAAAAACAAAAGATTATAGTTCAAATGACGTATTTTCTAAAATAGCTTATTTTCCAGATGGCTATCGCAAAAAAAAAAGTGATACCGTAAGCCCACGAGCTCTAAAACATGTTTGTGAACTTCAATGTTTGAAAGAAAAAGATCCAAATATTCGTTGTGTGTTGATATTTGTCATTCAGCGACCGGATTGTGTTGCATTTCAAGCATCCAATTTGGATATTCAATACAAAGAAGCAATCAAAAATGCCCATGATCATGGAGTTGAAATTATTCCTATACAAGTTCATTGGGATTCAAATGGAGTATGTTTTTATGATAAAATATTACCATGTTTATTCTAATCATTGGATATATTCTTTGCTTTAAATATAAATGGTGAAATCAAAAAGATGTACATAACATACAATAATAAACAAAGTATAAAAAAATAAAAAAATAGGCGAAGATATTTCATAAAAATATAATAGAAATCACTGGTATTTTCTGTATGATTTGAATCAAAATGAAACAATGAGTTAAAGGTAGACTTAAATCCGGATTGAGGTTCTTCGTTCATTATAACTATATCATATTATAGTATTATCATAATAAAGTTATTTATTATTCATTTTCATTTTTTATTCTAAGATTACAAAGATGTTCGTCAATTGAATTTTGTATTTGATATATATATTCTAGTTTTTCATCGATTTGATTGTTCCAATTTTGTTGAATTTCTTTGACATCTTCCGCAAGACTATCCATTTCTTCACACAAGTCTTGTATTTTGTCGTATATAGCATTCATGTATTTTTTATCTTTTTTTATATGTTTCATTATTTTTTTATTCTTTTTTAACATATTTTTTGGATACCAAGTATGACTATATTCGGCACTGTCCCATTCATTTAAACCACCGTAATAAGAGAGAAATTCTTCTTTCGAATACGCATATTCATCATGATCAAATCGATATTCTACACGTTTAGATTTGATTGGTTCCATATTTTAATATACAATTTATAAAGTAATCATTAAATCAATTTTTTATCTCACTATAACCGAGTAAAATGTAAAATATAAATAAATTATGTTTCAATAATATAAATATGAATAATTTTATAATATCATATTATTTATCATTGTGTGTACAATTTATTACATTTTTAATACAATTTTATGGTATATTTTTGTACGTATCTCCTTTATTTATATCATTAAAATATGCCCTTCATATTGAATTATGGGTTTCTTTAATTGAATTTATGGTATATTTATGGATTGGAACAAATTTAAAAAATTTAGATAAAATTATGACAAAACGTTATATTGATTGGGTATTAACCACAAATGCTTTAATGGTATCATTGTCTTTACTTTTTATTTTTTTTAAGAAAAGAGAAGAAAAAAGTAAAAATACATCATCACCTTACGCGATAGCAGAATCTTCTAATGACAATATTAAACAAATCATTTCCAATAATAAAAAATATATTATACCATTAATTATATTTAATAATGCAATGTTATTATTTGGATTTATGGGAGAAAAAAAAATAATTCCCAAATTTTATAGTTTTACGATTGGCTTTTTGTTTTTTATTTTAAATTTTTACTTTTTATTTGAATATTTTGCGAAACATTCGTCATCTGGTAAAGTTGTATTTTATATTATTACATTCATTTGGTCTATGTATGGATTTTCACACATTTTATCCAATATGAATAAAAATATATGCTATAACATATTAGATCTTATATCTAAAAATATATTTGGATTATTTATGGTGTATTTAATATTTAATCCTGAAAGTTTTATGTTTTAAACATAGTGTAAAAGGATATAAGTAAAAAATATTGTATATATATATAATATGCGATTCTTCTCAATATGTCTTCTTTTTTCATCTACTCTACATATATCGTGTGGACAAAATAGTGATTTTGAAACATTTGTTCAAACATATAACAAACAATATGAAACCGAAGAAATATACAATATTAAAAAGCAAGTTTATGAAAAAAATGTACATAAAATCAATATGCTCAAAGAATATCACCCAAGCATTGAGTTTGACATGAATACTTATGGAGATTTAACTCATGATGAATTTCACGGAGCAATGAAAGGTTTCCAAAAGACAACTTTGACAAAGTATACAAGAACAAAAAGCTGTGAAGCTTATACTTACAATAATTCAACAAGTACTCCATCATCATGGGATTGGCGAAACCAAGGTGGCGTTACGCCTGTAAAGGATCAGGGTCAATGTGGAAGTTGTTGGAGTTTTTCCGCAACTGGTGCAATGGAAGGAGCATGGTTTGTTTCTACGGGACAACTAATTAGTTTGTCTGAACAACAATTAGTAGATTGTTCTACACGATACATTAATTTTGGATGTAACGGTGGAGAAATGGATCACGCATTTGATTACGCAATAGACAACGGAATGTGTTTGGAAACTGACGTTCCGTATGTTGCGGAAACGGATTCATGTTCTGACAGCGAATTAAACTGTAATAAACTTGCCTATTTTTCGTCATGTGTTGATGTTCCAAGTAACAATGAAGTTGCACTCGAAGAAGCTGTTTATATGAATCCAGTATCTGTGGCAATTGAAGCGGATACTACTGTATTCCAATTTTACAAAGGCGGTGTGTTGGATTCGTCGAAATGTGGTACAACTCTTGACCATGGAGTACTTGTCGTAGGATATGGTACCGAAAATAACCAAGATTATTGGATTGTTAAAAATAGTTGGGGTTCTAGTTGGGGAGAAAATGGGTACATTCGTATTGCAAAAACATCATCCACAAATGACAATGGTGTTTGTGGTATTGCCATGCAACCATCGTTTATTGTTGTATAAAATTGAAATAAATACATACAATTCTATCATAATTACAAAATATGGATGATATTATAACTATTATAAATAGCATCGAATTATTTAGTGATTGTGAAAAAAAAGACACACATCATGGTCCTACGATTTGTTTTAAATATAATAATTCTATACAAGTAAAAATATATAAAAATATTGATGATTTTGGTGGTAAAAAAGATAAAATGTCATGTAGTTTAAGTGTATTTAACCCCTCTATTCGCATAAAAATTTACAATAAAATGGAAGAAATACCAAATTTAGTTGATATGTTTAAACATGAATTAAATATATCAATATGAACTGTTTAAAAATACTTTATATATAATGACAATGAAAGGATTTATTTTTTTTTGTATGGGAACCCTTGTTTTATACAAATGTAAACGTCGTCCTATTTCCCAAAAAATAGATGGAATTATTTTTTGGGAAACAGGAGTAAACTTTGCATATCAATTGGGAATTGTCAAATACATGCAACAAACATTTTATTTACAAGATTATAAATTTTGCGGTATATCGGGCGGTTGTCATTGTGCATTTATTTTATCAAATCAAATTAAAGCCGATGATTTTTTCAATCAATTTATATTAGAAATATTTAATTCAAGTAATCAAAACAAGTATAATTCTGTTTTTGACATATGTAAACGGGCATTATATAAATTATACAAGAGTATATGCGATTTACAACATATGAATACAAAAATGTATATTAGTATGACAAAAGTATATCCATATTTACATAATCATACCGTATCTAAATTCAATAATTATAATGAGATGTTTAATAGTATAAAATCATCACAATATATCCCTTTTTTATTTGGACGACCATATACGATTTACAACAATGAAAAATATATTGATGGATATTTATCCTCTTATTTCCATTATAAACCAACAAATGAAAACTGGGTAGCAATTCGAATATGGGATTTTCATTTTTATTATTATCTAACAAGCATCATTAATTTTGGTTATTTATTTGATGATTCATATCATCATACATGTTTCAATAATGGATACAAAGATGCGCAAAAAAAACATGATTATTTTTTAGAATTAGGATTTAAACCAATAATTTCTTAATTTATATTATATTTAGTATATAAATGATAAGACGTAATAAATTAAATAAATATAAAAAAAAAAATAAAACGCAAAAACATCGTAAAAAGATTAAACAACTTGGTGGTGCTATTAATAAACAAATGATGTATTCAAGATATCGATCATTATTTGATACGATTCATGATTTCAAAACATTAATGAGTGATGTTGTTCATTATTCAAGAAATGATAATGGGGAAAGTCTCCATAGACTTATTTTTACGATTATGCTAAGAAATTGTTTTAATTCATATGATAATCTTAATTCATATGATACTCTTCGTAATATTTCTGAAAACTGTGGACAATTCTGTTCTAGAAATTTTAAAGTACCATCTTGTAATCCTGATTTAGAAAACGACTTTTTGAATTATAATAAAAACGGAAATATATTTGAGTTTTCGTTAAATAATTTAAATGGAATATATAATTCTTTAGAAGCCAGAGGCTGGATGGGCGCGGAACGTAAAGTAAACTTAATCGTTGATACTCAAAAACAGTTCTTCAAAAATTTATTGGGTGATACAACATCTCGATGGCGTTATATATTGACAAGAGAATCCGTTTTTGACCCCGCTGGAAAATTAAACTATAAAACGCATACAGATGCGATTAGAAAACGATTTGGAAATGAGTATTATTATGAAACTACTCCAAATATTCGAACATATACCCCTAGTCAAGTTGAAGGTATGTACAATATACAACTAACCCCCATTTTTTTTAATGGGGATATAGATAGTTCAAGACCTTATATTGGTTATAGACTTGAAAATAATGTATCAGGTTCGGATGAACCCACGAAGACAATTCGTGCAATCCTAAATTCTACGATTAAACATCCAAATTCAATTTCTAATGTAAAGAAATCTATACTTAAAGCTCAGAAAGATCTAGCTCAGCAAAATGAAATTAGAATGTCGCTATTTTCGAATCAATACAACACGGCACAAGATTATTATAATGAGATATATAATAAACCAGAAAATCTGAATCTTCCACCAAAATTAATAAATACATATACATCTGCTCTTTCATCTAAAAGATATAGTGATGAACTTATGGCCGAAGTATGTCGTTATATTTTATCAGGTAATACAGGAGTCGAGGTTACAAATTCATCAGGAAATGAAGCAGGAAATGAAGCAGGAAATGAAGTATTAACACTTGATCAAACAAATCCATTAGTTTTACTTACAATTGACCGAATGTTATTTGTTGCGGCATGTGAAAACTATAAAAACATTGCTTGTATACTCGATACGGGGAAAAACTATTTAGTTCACATTCCGCCTAAAAATGATTCAATTGAAAATGCAAAAAAAGCTTATCCAGCATCAAGTTATCGTTCTCCTATGAACGGAGGATACAAAGAAGCAACGCAAGAAGAAAAGAACGACGTTAAGTATAAACAATTGCACAAAAAGCCTGATACTAATCGTGGAATTATTAATCAAGAATTTAACGAACGCATTAATTCAGATCCAATTAAAATATTTAAAATCATTATACATTATTTTATATTTATTTCCTCAAAAAAAGGAAAAGAAGTAAGAAATTTAACAAATATAAAGGTCTTCAATAAGTTTCGTACAAATGAATGTCTATATTATAAGATTAAAGAAAATATTATAACATCATATAAATATAATAATGGTATATGTTGCGCGTTAAGTACCGGTGTGAGTATAGATGAAAATATTAACAATTCATCATTAGAATTTAATAACAACGACCATAATAACGTATTAACCGAACGGGCAATATATTATTATTTCGGGCGTGATTTATTGAATGTTTTAATTAGTGAGGACAGAATACAGACATTAATAGATGATATTAAGAACGAAAGATTAAGATGTATTCTTAAATTAGATGAAAATGTCGTTCTAACTATAAGTTTTGAAGAGGATGAAATAACAATAACTAAATATACAATTGAAACAATGGAACAAATAACTATATTAACGCGTAATATAGTAGAGTTAGAGATACAAGCAGAACAAGAAGTAGAAAACGGAGCTTCGCGGCAGCAAGTGGAAAGCGTTTTTTATCATTTCGCACATACACTAGTCACCGGAACGATAAGTGTAACAGGAACAGTTGCTAGAAATTCTGTAGCAGTAGTTGGATGGTTATTATCTGCTGCGTTAAAGGCAACGACGGACAGCGTGAGGTCCTTGACAACGGCGAACAACAGAGCCGGGGAAGAGGCATTCGTCAATGATGGTCCGAACGATGATGCGAACGATGGTGCGAGGGATAGGGTGAGGTCCTTGACGGCGGCGGACGCGGCTCCGAGAACCGCGGAGGAGACCGATTTAATAAATGTGACGCAGAAAGCGTTGGAGGAGCAGGAAGATGAGTATTTAATATTTCTAAATTCTGATTTTAATAAGGAGCTACTGGAACTAAGGGGCAATTATCCTCGTATTCTAATCGAATCTAGACGAAAGACATTGTATCGTAAATACAGAACTATTGATAATATGTGTAAAAACTTAAATTTAGAAGAAGCCAAAGATTTGAATGGTATTGGCCCGGCGACCGTCAAGGCAATAAAAAATTATTGTATTGAACATGGTAAACATAATGGTGGTAAAAAGGGTGGGTCCAATATAAATATTAATACACAACCCGATATTATGGAAAAACTATTAAATATATTACGGAAATATGAAATGTTAGTTTTATTAGATGATGAAGAAAGCGCAATGTATTATTATGATGATGGAAAATCATGTTATTATAAATTTGTAAAAGATTGGGAACTACATCATTTTATTTTCATGTTACTTCATGAAGATATTAATACGATTAAAGAAATATTATATCATTTGGCAAAAACCAAAACAGAACCTATTTATAAAGAAATATATTTGGGTATTTTACATATTATTATATATGTGGATCCAAACTATGACATAACCCAATTTTTTTCTGAATCTGATGAACCTCCAAGTAATACACATGAAGATTTTTTCACCGAATTCGTTGATGATATAAAAGATATAGACCTCACTGCATTTTTAACACAAATAGATAATTTTAATATTGTTACCAAAAAAGAACAAATTAAAATTATTCAAAAATATATTTACAATATGAAAGATTATCAAATCTATTCATCATATGGATTTTCAGAAATGTATAATCTACGAAATTCTATAACTCAAAATCATGATAATAGTGAAAAAATTCCCCAAGTAAATACAGCCAAGCAAGTAAATACAGCCAAGCAAGTAAATACAGCCAAGAATCACGAACTCCAAAAAGACCCCTGGTCAAAACAACACGAACTCAAACCCAATTTAAATTTGAATAAGCGTTTTCAATTCAATGTACCCATAAATCATACTGGCAAAGCATCCGGAGGTAGAAAACGAAATACAAAAAAACGAAAGAAAAAGTTACGAAAACACAATCGCAACACAAAAAAAACAACAAGAAAATAAGTTAATACATCTTTATTTTTTACAGTTTACCTTTGAAAAAATAAACAAATAAGTTAACAAAAATATATACCATATAAGGATAATAACGGTTAGTTTTATTAAACCTTTATAATAATAAAGACGATATTGTTGAAAACGAGTTAATGAAATTGTCTTTTTTATATTTAGTTCATGTCTACAAAATACACATGTATTACTTGTAAGAATATGAGTTTCGTAACAATCATCACATATTTGTTGATTACATTGAGTACATTTATATTTTGTAGGTGGTTTACAAGAAGAATCACAACAAATTACGCATTCAAAAGTACTAAAAACATTATGTATTTGTATTTGCATATTTCTCTATGTTATTTTATATTTATCTATTGTTTCATAAATATAAAATTATTCTTTTTTTACATTGGATTAAAATAATTCCGATTCATTGGGAAGTGTAACGGGATAAAACCCAACATTTATTAAAGATTGTATAAATGGTTGATTCACTTTTACATAATAATTAATATGTTTCACAGTTTTCAAATCGTTTTCATAAATACGTTCCATTTGAATACCATGAATTGGCCGAGACCTAATCAAACATACTATAACTACATATAGCATTGTTTGAACAACAATATTTGGCCTTTTTATATAAGAATCTTTGTAGCATAATAGTTTCATTATAAATGATGTTAAACGTAGTCTATTATATAATGAGAAGAATCAATTTTTATATAATATAAATAGATTTGTTTATACATCACTATGGAAGAATACAAAACAACAAATAACCCATTTGAAGATGAAATATTTATTAAAATTATGGATGGAATTTTGGAACAATCTCATCATAAAACCAATGTTATTTTATGCGCAATGGGTCTGATCGACAAAGAGAAAGAACCAATTTCTTATTATACATTGGATTGTGCCATGTGTTATCACACGTATAAAAACATGCCAAAAACTGAAGATTTTAAACAACCAACAAAAAAACTCATTCAACGTATACATAAAAATATTGAAAAAATGAAGAATAAAAGGAAATAAATGCGTTATGAATTGGATTAAATAAACGGGTGAATAAATACATTATTTGTTTTATCATAAAATCCGGCAGGTATTACAAGCTGCATATCTTTATCATAATAATAGGCGTCTTTATGCTTTACATCATAAAAATAATTTTGTTCTTTTAAAGAAACTAAACGATACGTAATCGGATAATCTGTCCAAAGCATTTTATGTTCATCTAACCAATCTGCAACATATTCCAAATTTCCGTTTGGCATTTTTGAAAAAACTTCATTATGTTCATTAATATAATGAGAAGTATTTTTAATATATCCTAAATAGGAAAATGTTTTACCATTTTTCATCAATGAATTAAAGGTTGATGAAAAGGTTGGCACGTGTATAGACGGAATAGAATACATGGAACGTAGAGCAGCCATGATTTATATTGTATTATGATACAAAATATAAAAAATGAAACGCAAATCAATTTTACGAGTTATTATATGTTATATTCGAAAATAAATAATCATTAAAATATGAGTATTTATTAATTTATAATTATTATATACAAATGAGCGAATTAACAGAAAACGTTGAAGTAGAATTGAACGAAACCCCTGAACAAATCAAACAAGAAATATCAGAATACGATAGAGATGAAATTGAAAAATATATTGAATCAGTTCGTGAAGAACTTAAAAAATTAGACATAACAAATGAAGAATTGGAAAGTTCAAATAGTAATCATCATATTCGTTATGTAGAAAGTTTCATGCGTATTTATCAAGAAACGATTGTAGAACAAGCGAAGGATATGGAAGAACTATCAACACAAATTAAAGAATATATGCTAACAAAAGATTATTTACATAGTAAACATGACGAATTCAGTGAATTGTTAAAATCAGAACAATTTATGAATTTAATACGAAAAATTCGTCGCATTAAAGCAATTAAACAAGAAATGTATCGTTTTTTAGAGCAACGGGGAATTCGGCCCCCCTCCAATTAATATTAGCCGAATTAAATATTGAACATGAATATGAAATAGAACCACAAATAGTATCAAATAGTTGTTTTGATTTATGGTTGTGTTCATGGTCAAAACATTAATCAAATTGTGTATTGAAATTTTTTTCTGTAACAACAATAATCTTATTTTCATCATAATTTTTACAATTTGTCCCAAAATTAAATAGCTGTTCAAATTCAAAACTCAAATATGGTGTATATGGTTTCATATAAACGGAACCATCATTATCTATACATACATATATTTCATAAATATCTATACAATAACCTCCCTTTGCAAATGAATATAATTCCCATTCTCCATTTGGAATTATATTCGAATCTCGGACCGTGCGTGGCAATCGTTTAAGGATGTTACAACTATTTTTAGAGATAGTTGACATATTATATATAAGTTCAATATATAATATAAAATTCAATTTTATTATCAAATCATATGTCAAGTTATAATTTTCATTTTTATAAGATAATAGTATAATATTGATATAACAATATATAACAGTACTAATATTTTAATTATAATCGATGGCTCAACTTTAAAAATATGTAAATAGTATAGAATTAACGCATAAATCACAAATACAATACCTCCTAAAATAGAATGAATCATAAATGGTATGGTCGAATCAGGACTTCTATAATTCACATGTTCGTATTGTAATAATTGTACTATAAAAAAACTAGCACTCACAAATGCATAAAAAGGCAACATGTATTTTGAAGTATAGATTAATTCTATAATTGTTATGGCAACCCCAATCATAAGTCCGCCTTTTATGAAATTATATAAAAATAATTTACCCAAATACATATTTTTATTTATTTTGTTAAATAATTCATTGAACATATACTATATACAATATTAAAAACTTTCAACTATTTATATTATTCTATAAATAATATAAATAATTATAGTTATAACTATTTAATTATGCTAAAATCAATGTTATTTTTTTCATTCGCAATACAAGCAATCACTTGTTTTCAATCACCTTTTTACACAAATTCAAAAATAATTACAAAGGTATGTTCTCATTTTAGCGTCGTTGATACCCAAATTAAAGATAAAGAAATTCTCATACAATCTTTATTGGATATAGACAATGAATATGACTTACATTATGAACCAAAAGAAATAAAAGCATATAACGGTGAAAATATATGGGTAGATCTATCCATTAAACAAAAAAATGGTCATTATATTGGATTTTATTTGAAAAATGATGCTTATACGATTGTTTCCGATCTACAATTTTGGGAACAAAAAGTACCTGTTGATGTATTTTTAGAAAGAATTACGAAACAATACTCTATTCATTCCATTTTTGAAGTCGCGAAAAGCGAAGGATTTGTGCCGCAAATCGTAAGAAAGGATGATTCATCAGGAACAATCGAAATTGAACTTTCACGATATACATTATAAATTTTAAAAAAATATTTAAATAAGTAAAAAAAAACACATACTATATAATGCAACAATATTATGATATTTTAAACATTGACCAAAATGCAAGTAAAGACGATATAAAAAAAGCATATAAAAAAATGGCATTAAAATATCATCCTGATAGAAATAAAGATCCAACCGCAACAGAACAATTCAAGAAAATATCAGAAGCATATCAATATTTAACAAAAGAAGAAAAACAACCTACACCTATAAAAATGCCATATCATAATCCTTTTATGAATCATCCTGAAATGTTTTCTCCATTTCACGGAGGATTCTTTAATATTCCAGTATACACAAATCAAAACGGAGGTAATATTTCTTTCACTCAAACCACAACCCAAATCATAAATGGAAAAAAAATTCAAAAAATTATAAAAACCATAAATGGAAAAACACATGTAAACATTATAACAACCAATTTATAATCTATATGCTATGTTAAAATTGAAATAAACTATAATATGATATAAATTATATAATTATATCATGTTATGTAAGCTTTTTACTAGTAAACACAAACAAAACAATATGGGTGAAATAGAATTAGTAGCAAATAGTCGTATGTATGTTAGTGATCAAATAAAGAAACCACACCACGGAATGGGTATGTATATATGGAAAGATGGTGAATTTTATATTGGTAATTTCTCTTATGGTAAAAAAGATGGCAAAGGATTTACACAATATGTGAATGGAGATACTTACTGTGGATACTACAAAGATGGACGCAAAAATGGGATAGGGACATTTACTTGGAAAGATGGAACCAAGTACTGTGGTCATTTGTCAAATGGTAAAAGACATGGCAATGGACGTTTTATATATAAAAATGGTGATATATTTGATGGTTCTTTTATACATAATCAAAAACATGGTATGGGTACTTATATCTGTCATCAAAATGGTAAATGTTATAAAGGAATTTGGATACATAATCAAATAAATATTAGTATTACACCATCGTAACTATTTATCTTAATATAATATATAAATTAATGAAACAAAAGAAAACCCAGAAAAATAATCGGAAAATTAGGAAAACACAACGAAAAAAACAAGAAAGCACAACGGAAAAATAGGAAATCACAAAAACGAATAAGAAAGGGTGGTAGTATGTTTAAAAAATTATTTGAAAAAAAAGGAGATTCCATCAAACCTTCTATTAAGGAAAATAAGGGGACAAATCAAAGTGGTTTGACTGTTCCTTCTATTAAGGAAAGTGATGTCGACCCATCTACACTGCCACTCCCTCCATTGCATAATCCGGCTCACTTGTGGGATTGGCGCATGGCTCCTCATCGTCAACCAGTACTACATCGTGAACTAGTACTACCAAAAAAAAAAATAGTGACCAGTACAAAGTCTGCAAGCATGAATAATTGATAGACTATTGCTTGTTACATTCATTCCAATGAAATCATTTGTCTTTTGTTATACAACATTAATAATATTTCATCTTTTACTTTATTTAAAACGACATTTTCATCTTTATTTTTTAAATAACGCTGAAAAGAATTAATAATATCCGGATATTTATCCTTGTAATCATCATACCAACTTTCGAGTACTAATTCATTATAATTATAAATATCATCAATTTGTTCTTTTTTATCGATAATTTGCCAAACATTGTCTTTATAAATCATAACATATTTACCTTTTATATTTGATAAATAAATGTTTCTATTTTCAGGTTTGTTTTCATTAAAATGAACCTTCTCAATTAAACTTTTCACACACGTATTACAATCTTTTATACACGTCATATAATCATTAGGAGTCAAATGACTATAATCCGTTTCTGTATAATTGAGCAATTGAATATTTACAATATTATTATGAATCGTCCCATTATTAATATTTTGTATTTGAAGTTTATTCGTTAATTTATCAATTTGTCTTTGCATTTTTTCCAACTGACTTTCTTTGTCTTCCATTTGTTTGTCTTTTTCATTCAATAATCTGGCAAGTTCTCGTAAATCTTCATCATTATTCTTTTTACAACTATATTTTATATGCTTATACATAGACTGCTTAAATTTAAAATACTTCATACAATAATGACATCTGTATGGTGTAATTGTTTCAGAATTCTTATAAATGTTGACTAAAGGTTGACTAAAGGTTGACTTTAGGTTGACTTTAGGTTGACTTTTCTTATATTTTTGATGCTTCTTTGTTTGCAAATGTTTTGTATAATGTGTTTTAATGTGCGTAGAAAAACAACAGCATTCGCATGTGTAATTTGGCATATATAATTATAAAATATAATTTTTTTTAAATTTAATTTCAAATATATATATATATAAAATATAACTTTCTTATATTTTATATATTTTTTTTCAGATTTTACGACATTTTCAACGTAAAAAAAATATAAGAAAAATATAAGAAATAACATCATAAAAATATAAGAAAGTCAACCTTCAGAAAAAACTTTTTGGAGGGGGGGGGAGAATGAAAAATTTCATTTGGGTAAAATAAAAAAAAATTTTTTTTTTTTTTATAAAATTCTATTTTGAAAATTTTGTTTGAAAAAAATGCATTATTTTTGAAATTGGGACATTTTATGAAAATTTAAATAGTTGAAAATGGATTCTCTTTTTTGTTCTAATGATTTTATTTTTTCTTGATATGTTTCTACGGTTGGAATCTTTCCATGTATTGCAGTGATTGCCGATAGTTCTGCCGAGGCCAAGTATACATTTGCTCCTTTTCCAAGACGGTTTGGAAAATTGCGTGTAGATGTTGACAAAACAGTTGCATTGTCTTCAACGCGCGCTTGGTTTCCCATACAAAGAGAACATCCAGGCATTTCTAATTGAACCCCTGCTTTCTCATATATATCATAATAACCTTCTTCTTTTAAAATACGTTCATCCATTTTTGTGGGCGGAGCAATCCATAATTTTGATTGTGTACCGTGTTCCAATAATTCTCCTGCGGCGCGAAAATGACCAATATTTGTCATACAACTACCTATAAATACTTCATTTATTTGTTCACCGGCAACTTCCGATAATAATACCGCATCATCCGGATCATTCGGGGCACATAATATAGGTTCTGTAATTTCATCTAAGTATATATCGATAATTTCTTCATAATGCGCACCTTCATCCGCTTTCATTAATACTGGATTTTCCAACCACGATTTCATAGAATCAATGCGTCGTTGGATCGTTCTTTTATCTTCATAATTTTCGGCAATCATCCACTCCAACAATGCAACATTTGATTCCAAATACTCTATAACCGGTTCTTTGTTTAATTGAATTGTACATCCGGCAGCAGAACGTTCTGCGGTCGCATCGGATAATTCAAATGCTTGTTCGCATGTTAAATCAGGCAATCCTTCAATTTCAATAATTTTTCCACTAAATATATTTTTTTTATTTTGTTTTTCAATTGTCAGAAGCCCCTTTTGTTTTGCTACATATGGAATCGCATGTACTAGATCGCGTAAAGTGATTCCTTTTTGTATCTTTCCATGAAACCGAACTAAAACAGATTCCGGCATATCTAGTGGCATAATTCCTGTTGCGGCAGCAAACGCCACCAATCCGGAACCAGCCGGAAAAGATAATCCAATTGGAAATCTAGTGTGTGAATCTCCGCCTGTTCCAATTGTATCAGGTAGCAGCATACGATTCAACCAACTGTGAATAATACCATCGCCTGGTTTTAATGAAATACCCCCTCGATTTTGTATAAATTCTGGTAAACTATTATGGGTAATTAAATCAACTGGCTTTGGATACGCGGCAGTATGACAAAACGATTGCATTACCAAATCTGATGTAAAACCCAAACAAGCCAAATCCTTTAATTCATCTCTTGTCATTGGTCCAGTTGTATCTTGGGAACCGACACTTGTTACAAGTGGTTCACAATATGTTCCCGGTAATATACCAGGTTGATTACATGCTGCTCCTACCATTTTTTGTGCCAATGTGTATGATTGATTTTCCTTTTTTGGTTCAGAAACTACATTAGGAATAAAAACAGATTTTCGTGAAGTTTCATTCAACGATTGTTGGGCTTTCATGGTCAATCCTTTTCCAATAATAAGATTAATTCGCCCATTTGCTCGAACACTGTCTAAAATAGTCTCTTGTTTTAAGGACCATTCACACAATACTTCACCTGACATGTGATCTTTTGTAATACCTTGATAGGGATATACATCAATCAGTTGTCCACTGTAAAAAGTGGATACATCCATTTCTATCGGCAATGCTCCGCTGTCTTCCATCGTATTAAAAAAAATTGGAGCAATTTTAGTGCCAAAACAAAATCCCCCTGTTTTTTTATTTGGAACATGTGGAATATCATTTCCAAAATGCCATAAAATGCTATTTGTTGCGCTTTTTCGACTCGAACCTGTTCCAACCACATCTCCGGCATAAACAGTTGGATAAGGTAATTTTTTTAATATTTCAATTTCTTTCATAGGACCAATTTCATAATCAACATCTGGTATAATACCTTCACGTGGAGTTTTTAGCATACTTTGTGCATGTAATGGTATATCTGGTCTACTCCATGCATCTTGTGCTGGTGATAAATCATCCGTATTTGTTTCACCAGGAACACGAAATACAGACATTGTAATTTTTTCAGATAATGTTGGTTTATTTAAAAACCATTCTGCATTTGCCCATGAGTATAATAATTGTTCTGCGTAAATATTGCCTTTTTTATATTTTTCTTCAATATCATGAAAAGAATCAAAGATAAGAGTAATATTTTTCAATTGAAGGTATGCTTGTCGTTGATACATCGGATCATCTAACAATGAGGTTAATACATTTACATTGTATCCGCCTTGCATAGTTCCCAATATTTGAATAGCTTTTAGTGGAGAAATAATAGTGCAATAATTTTCATAATTACATATTTTATGAAGAAAGTCTGCTTTCAACCGACTTGTATCGTCTACTCCTGGAATAATACGATTTTCAAACTGGTTTAATAAAAACGTTTTATGTTCTTTATCACAATAAAGACGACTTTTTAAAATATTACACAATTCGTGTACTTGATTTACATTCAATGGTAAAGGCGGAACGTATAGTTTGCTTCTTTCATGTGCGTGTTTTTGAATACTACGAAAGAAAGGTTCAAACATATATATTTATAGTATATGAATGTTTTTAATATATGTAATTTATACGAAACAGAAAACATAATTGTATCAAATATATATTAAAAAGGATTAATCATATATTTTAGATTTAACGTAAATGATTATGTTAATGATTTAAAACATGTAATCGAAATACTTCATATTCTTCATTCGTATACCATAATTCTTTAATTTTTTTATCATCACAAGATGGAATCATAATACATTTTACTTTTTGATTAAACTTAATTTTTTTCTTATCACTATTTGTAATTTCATCATTTATATTATTATTATTTGTAATTTTATTAATATAATAATTATGATTCGTATGATTACGTAATATGTGCGTGGTAATAATATGAGATATGAAAAAAGATGAAAAAAATGAAAATATAGATAAACATGCACTGTACACAATAATTGATTCCACAACCATATGATAGTGTATACAATTATTTATTTAAAGTGAAAACAAACTAATTTTAAGATGACAAAGGTTTGAATTTAATCGCTATTTTGCAAAGTTCATTCGCAATTTCAGAACCAACGTGTTTTGATATTTTGTCGGGATGATATTTATTCATTAATTTACGCCATATTGTATCACGTGATTGTTGAGGACATGATTTACAGTTATCATCAAATTCTTTCTTGATAATTGTTTCTATGATGGAATCAGAACAACTTGTTTGCGACAAAGATATTTTTTGAAATTCATTCAAAAGAGCTTGAAATTGTTTATTTTGTTCCTGTATTTTACGTTCTTGAAGTTGAATTTCTTCATCCTTGAATTGATTTTGTTTGTAAAGTGAATGTATTTGTTTCTCTTTTGCTTTGAGTTTGCGTTCGTATTCTTGTTTTTTTCTTTCAAATTGTTTCTCTTTTCGCAAGAAACGTTCTTCATCTGTTTCACTAGGCGACGCATCAACAGGTGTTGCAATCATTTTCCATTCTGATTCTTGTTTGATTTTCAATTCCTCATCAAGAGTTTTTATTTTCTTTTTTTTTAAATGTTCAATTTCACGAAGTTTTTTTCTTGCTTTGCGTTGTATAGAATCGGTTTCTTTTGGTTCATTGTTGTTATCTATCAATAATTCATACGGATTTCTAGGAGTTGACATTTGTTTTGATGACGAATATGAAGCAAAATTCGCCATTACAGTATTTGAAGTATAACATGATTATTGTTAAGATTTCAATTTTTTATATCTATACAATTGTATATACTTCAAATTAAGATAGTATTGGATATTTTGTAAAATTCCTTTAATTCGCCTATATATTGAAGATCATCAAAATTACACATATTTTTTTTTGTATTTGTCACCATCGAAACTTCGACAATATTATCATTTAAATCTTTATAATATAAATAAGAAGGGTTTTTACGAATCTTTCTTTGAAGTGAAACTTGTTTTTTGGAATACCATCCATAAATCATTATTATGATGATTATTGTATTATAATTATATATTTTCAATTTTATGTATATAAATATTTATTTCTATATTTTGAATAATGCCTGATTTTATCTTTGATAAAATAGACAAAACATATACAACAGAACTGAATGATGCGTATAAAAGTGTTGATTTTAAGTATAACAAACAATATTCATTAGATGAAGGTTGTTTACAATGCTTAAAACAAAATCATAGAGAAGGTTATCGTAAAATGGCACATAGTTACATTGAAAATAAACCAAATAATCATATTAAACCATATAAAAACGATTATATTATTCTTTATGATTCATTTGTAAATCAAAATGGCGTTATATTAACATCAGATAATGAAAGATATGTAAATGGAGGATGTTTGTGTCCAAGTATAAATCATACATTTGATAAAAACGTACAGCATGTGGATAGCGCAATTACAATTACTTCTTTATGGAGTGATTCCATTTGGCATTTTCCTTTTGAAGCATTTGTATCATTAATGGCGATTCCAAAAGATATTTTATATAAAACTAAAATACATGTTGCTAAAATATCTGTTTTTGTGATTCAATGGTTTTATTATTTAAATATTCCTATTTCCCAATTGATATCGGGAGATATTCATGCTAAAACACTTTATATACCAAGAATGGGAAATTGTGGTGGGCCATATTATAGTCAAGTAAAATGGTTATCTCAAATCGTCCATGAAAAAAGAAAAGTGATTCACTATGAACAAGAACATATTATTTTAATAAAAAGAAACGTCCGCCGAGCATTACAAAACTATGACAAATTAGAAGCTTTGATTCAAGAGTTTTGTAAAGATATAAAAGTACCATTATACATTCATGATGATAACAATTTACCTCCACTATTAGATCAACAAAGCGCTTTTAGTAATGCGAAATTTGTATTTGCTCCACATGGAGCAGGTGGTATACACATGATTTCAATGAAAGAACATGCTTGGTATATTGAACTGTTACCAATTGAAGATATAAATACATGTTATACGAAATTGGCTCATTTATGTAATATAAATTACAAAGGTATATCTATGTCAAACATGACTGTGGATTTAAATAAAATCAATAACGTGTTAGCAGAATTAAAAACGAAATTATAATATATACATGATTCCATATAAAATTTATCATTATAATATGGAACAATTTTATGATATTGGTTTCGGATGTTCTTACCGAAACATACAAACTATATTATCATGTAAAAAATATTATCAAGACTCTTCCATTATTATACCACACATTACAAGTATTTTATCTTTTTTTAATAAAAACTATCAAGATCAAATTGATAAAAAAAAGACAAAATTATTGTGGATTGAACCGTTTCAAATACATCAATATTTTAAAACATGTTATCAAATGAAAGGTGCTAATTTGATTTATATTTTAAAAGATGATAATCTACAACACATGCTTACAACAACAATTGAATGTTATGATATATATACAAAAGACAATTTCCAAGCTCTTTTACAAAAAATAAGAGTTCATTTTGAAACTTCAAAGTTGCCGGTTGTTATTGATGATGGATATTATTCATATTGTATTGGATATATGAATAAAACAGAATTATATATTATTGATCCACATCAAATAGACGGTTCGTGTATATATACAAAACCGTTTTCTTATTTGGAGAAGTCTTTTTGGATGATTTATATTCCTGGTGAATAAAATATTCTATGAGTACTTTATAATGACATGTTTCTGGGATGGTATATTAAACCGTTTAACCGAAGAAGATTTTAAACAGTTTAATATTAAAAAACCAAAAAATAAAGAATTTGTATTATTTCTCAAAAAGCATAATCAACAAACAACTCATGTTTCTTGGAATAATGAATCCTTAACAAAAAAACAGTTGGAAGAAAATTTTACTCATGTAAAAGACTTTGATGTAAATACAATTGGAGGTGGTTATTTTTGTTCTACATTTGAACCCTTCTTATTTTTAGTAAGTCAATTATTTCAAGTAAATCTGAATCACAATTATTGTGGACACATGATACAATATAGAATAAATGAAAAAAATAGAGTATTACAGTTTCGGTCAAACAAAAGTCATTTCAGTGTATAGTTCTAAATCAATAGTCGGATATCGATTGTTTAGTATCCCAATTCATAATTGCGGGTTTTCCTTGAACTTCAAATGAAAAATCCATATTCTGTTTCACAAATTCTGGGTGATAAATACGTTTATATACTGGATTTTCGGTTGTCTTCGTATGTGCAACAAATGACCATTCTGCTAAAATGGTCCATGGTTTATAGTTGACTGGTTCGACTAAACATCCTGTTTTAGGAAAAGGAACATATTGTTTAATTCTAAAATATTGTTCTTTATCGGCCCATTGATTCCAGGAAAATATCCATTTTCCTCCCATTTTTCCAATGGGATATTCCAAATAATATAACGTAGTCCATGAATCAATAAAAGATTGTAATTCAGATATAGATTTTTGAATGATATCATCTCCCATTCCTTGTAATCGGAATGTATCATTATCAAAATTAAAGCTTACATTAACCATGCGGGAAGCCATTAAAACATATAAAAGAATAGTCTTTATTTCTATTTTATTTTATTTTCATTCAAATAAAATTGAAACAAACAAATCGTGATACATAAATGATATACAAAAAAGATGTGTGATGAAATATGCGAAGAAATACGCAAAGATTATTCACAAGCAAAAAAAAAGGAAGACTTTGATTTTATTTTAAAAAAGTATAATATTAAAATGCTGAAAAATGGTAAATTGGTTAGCGCATTACGCGTCAAATTAGATATAAAAAAGGCAATTATTCGAATGAAAATGTATGAATATGACGATTCGTTTGATTATGATTGTTTTATAAGTAAATAATATATAATGAAAGACAACGTTTCCACGTTTTCATTTGAAAGTTACACTACTAAATATTATGATGGACCAATTACTAAAAAAATAAGATGTTTATTTTTATTTTTATGTTTTCCTATTGTACCTTTTATTTCTTGTTTTCCATGTGATGTTAAATATCAATTATTATTTAATAAGGAAATACCATCAGAAAAACAAGAAGAAGAAGATTATATTATGATGTGATTATATTGCAATATTTACAACATTTTTATCACTTTTACGCCTAGATGCTTTTTTCATTCCTCCTTTGCTATTATTGCTTCCAACCGACAATGTATCCAAGTCATCTATGGATATTGTACTATTTTGTTCTACTTGAATATTTGTTGTTTTTTCTGTTCCTCCCAAATTGGAAAGTATGCTATCAATATTATTCGGTCCTTTCATTTCTCTTCTCATTGGGTGAGATGGAGACGAGGGTGGAGCACTAAATTCTTGTGGTTGAGAACGCGGGTTTGCATTATTTGGAGCATGACTCATTCCCATATCATTCATAAAGTTACTTAATCCAGGACTACTTTGTTCCATTGAACTCATTGCTGCTTTTGTAAAGTGATTCATTAAATCCGGATTTTGTCGCATAATATCATCCATACCTGGTAATGCTGATTTAAACATTGTATTTGTCATGTGAATCATAATTCCAGAAGACGCCAGTTGAAATAATAGTTTGATTTCCGGAGCCATTTTTGCCTTTGATTTATATTTTTCATGTAATTCGGCAAAAATTTCATCAAAATCTTCTACATTTTCATTGATTTGCTCTGACCAACCGTCTAGTTTAATATCAAACGGATCAAATTTATTATTTAAAAATTCTAATCCTGTAATCATTGTTGTCAATACTTTTCCTTGAAATTTTATAGAATTTTGTTTTTCTTTTTCATTCATAAGAAATTCATATTCTCCTTTCATTTCATTCAAATCGGAATCCATGTTATATTTTTTACTCAACGTTGCTCCTTTTGTTTCAAGAGTTTCCAATTTACGAAGAATTTCAAATTTTTCTTTTAGAATTTGTTCTTTTGTTAATTTCGCAGCTTTACTGCCAATATCATCTAAATTTACAGAATTAATATCTTTAAACCCATCCCACGTTTCTGTTTTTGTTTCCATTTCACTGGTTGCTTTGGCAATTTCAATGGTTGGTTTATTTTGAAAACTATCTTTGAGTTTATAATCTACTTCTTTGCTTTCATCATTTATTGTTTTATTTTCAATGGTTGTTAACTCGCTTTCTAAATCCTTCAAACTATTTGAACTAGGTGATTTTGTCGCATTTTTTACTTTTTCGTTCATCAGCAATTCAATACCACTTCCAAAGTTAGCTTCCTTTAAATCCACACTACCAATGTCGTTATCAATATTCAAAGAAATTTCTTTTTTTGTATCCAACGAATCACCATCTAAGTTAATTTCTTGAATGTCTAAATTGACTTCTGCCATTTATTTAAAACATTTATATTTGTCTTTAAACTTTAACTTATTTGATAATAAAATCACGAATTATGTCATAAAAGGATGAAGATAGTTTACCTTGTTTTTCAATAAAATCCAACCCTTGAAGTAAACAATCTGCTAAATCATCTTTTTTTTTACAAGAAATATAAAAATCAAATATAGATGATTCATAATATTTTTCACATAAACAATGAGTAATTTGTTTACTTAATTTTTTTCTCTCTGCGTAGGTTGTCTTTTGTTTTCCAATAAAAGGTTTCAATTTATGAACAGCATTATAATTTATAATATGTTCAATATCATAATTTCGCATGATAAAATACATATTGATCATCCCTTGTATCGTTTTCATTTTAATTGCATTTTGACCAATTTGATTTTCAATTAGTATAATATCAATATGAGATGGTAATAATTCGTCAAATTTTGTACATAATGCTTTACCAATACATGTATTTTGAACTTTATTTGCCTTTTCTTCTGTTTTAATCAGTTCAACTACTTCCCATTTTACAATTTCGTGTTTATCCATATCATGCTCATCAATATTGATAATAACAAATGCTAAATTACGAATACCTACGTCAATTGATAATAGTATCATATGTAAAGAACTATATAATACTATTTATACTACATTTATAATAGAATTTATTATTATTTTAAATATTCATTTTTTTATATTGGTTAAATTTCAAATCATTTAATTGAACTCGTGATAAATACATTTGTTTCGTTTCATTTGTTTCATATCCTTGCGGTACTATATTATCTTGAATAGACCGATACAAATAAGGCCCTTGTTTTGTGTCAGAAACAACATTAAATTTCATTTCTACATTATATCTTAATCCTGCTTGTTGATTTACATTCATAATTTTTCGTGCATTGTTTGTTAAATGTTTACGGTAATCTTCGTTTGTTTCAATGTGTAAATATGATTGAATATTTTTTTCTAACATTCCATTTGGAACATAATCAGTTATAAATCGGGCATCTTGCATAACCATCGGATTTTGGTTCATTTATATAGTACAAAGAAATATTTTATATTTCACCATTTATAATAATTCAGAAGAATCATGATCGATTTCTACATCAACTGATTTTACTTCATCTATTTCCATAGATAAACTATTATTTTCAGGTAATTCGAGTTGAACCTCTTCGACAGTATTATTTTCTTTTTCAACATTAACTTCTTCTGTTTCACTTTCTACATCAGGTTCAGATTCAGGTTCAGGTTCAGGTTCAGGTTCAGGTTCAGGTTCAGGTTCGACTTTAATCACTTCTTCAACAACCGGAGTCATCATATGTTGTTTAAATAGTTCAATAAGTTCTTGTTTTTTTACATTCTTTCTAGTAATTTTAACTCCATTTTCTTCTAATAAAGCACGAAGTTCTTTAATTGTTTTTTTTTCAATCGTTTCTAGATCGTATTCTTCATTTGTTTTTTGTTCATATTCGATTGTTTTTACTTCTTCTTCATCACTATCGCTATCACTGTCACTGTCATCATCACTATCTTCTTCGTTATCGCTTCCATGTACAGCATCCGCATCACCATCATAACTATTTCCTTGTATTTCTTCACTTTCTCCCGCCAATTCCGTGAGATCAAGATTATTTAATACATGATATGTTTCGCTAGCGCTAGCACCAGCACTTTGCTTTTCTTTATTATTATTTTCTTGTAACAATTGAAATAAAATTTTAGCTTGTTCCGATTGTGATAATTCAAGATTATCGATTTTGCGTTTGAAATAAAAACAAATCATTGCAACAAGCAATAAATTCATAAGAACTCCAATAAAAAAGCTTGAAATGTCTAACATACTTGAAAACACACTCATCTTAATTTATACATCAATATTATATTTAAATGTATTTTTTAACGAAATAATAATTATTGTTTTTTCATTAATTCCTCAGGATAATCTAATTTTTGAAGGACGTTAAGACCTCCATGAATATCACTAACTCCATCTTCTAATAAATATGTATATTGAATATCCTTATCATCCATTACATTTACACTCATTTTTTGATTCTTCACAAATTCACTTTCCTTAAACTTATCACATAATTCCAAATAATGTGTTGTTAACATATAATCAACATGATGTTTATGTTGATTCATACCATTTAAATAAATATTGGCACAAAGAACTGCATCCTTCGGATTTGTTCCACTATAAATTTCATCAAAAATACATAAATGTCTTTCTTTTTCATTTTTTTTTTGTATATATTCAAAAATGTTTTTACATCTTCGTGCCTCGGCTTGAAAAAGACTATCTCGATTTGATGTATCTGGAATATTTAAATAAGAATGAAAATGGTCATATACCCTTGTTTTACATTGTTTAAAACATCCGACTCCAATACTTTGACATAAGAATAAATTAATAATAGTAGATTTAATAAGCGTTGTTTTCCCAGATGCGTTTGGACCAGTAATGATAATATTTTTATCTAAACAAATCGAATTTGGTATTTTATCATCTTCGTGTAAATGAGCAATATAATACATATTTTTTACCTTTGTTTGTTTCTTTTTATTTGACTCTTTTATAAATTTACATTTATGAAGATGTTTCGATTTAATGTAAGAAGATATAGAACCAATATCCTTATTATATTGATTTAAATGTACTAAATACAAAATACTATCATTATACTCTTTATTATAGAACAAATCAAAATGACATTTCATTAATAATCCAATTTGTCCACATTTTAAATATCGATTTTGTTCTCTTTTCAAAGATGCTATTTTTATAGCCATTTCGTGAATTTTTTGTTGATGATAAATCATTGTTTCATTAAATTCAGAATAGCGTTTTAAGGATTTAGTTCTTTTATGTATAGTTTCAATTAATTCATTTCCTTGTTCTAAAAAGATACTATATTTATCATTAAAGTCAATCATAAATGATGTATTTTTGAAAAACTGAATACATGACATAACATTGTTGTAAAATCCGAGTCCATAAAAAAATAAATAACCAAATGCATACAACTTTTTTTGTATAGAACAACTCTTGAACTGTAATAAACTTTTTACAATATTATTATTTAATATAAGTGTTTTAACCATATTTTTATATTGTTTAAAACTCATTTTTATTCCTTTAAAATAAAAAATAAAATAAGGAATAATTAAACCAAGTAACGGTGAACACAAAGAAAGCAAAGGACTACAAATATTATAAACAGCTAATATTTGTAAAAATCCAACTACGGTATTTAAATAAAATAAACGGCGAAATTGTACATATTGATATTTACTTAAAAAATTTTGTTCATTTTTAAAGTTCATGTATTCATGACCAAACATTTCCATTTTATTTTGTACTGGCACGTATTCTTTTAATAAAGTTTGTGTATCTTTTAGAAAAGAACGATTTGTAGTATATAATGTACTCCATTTGGATAAAAGTAATGAATCTTTTTGATTTTCATTGTTTTTGTCTTTCAAAAAAAGAGAAAATAAATTATTTTCTTCTGAAAATTCAATATCGCTTTTTACATTATCTTGTAAAGAACTGCTTCCCGCATATTCAATTGGCATTTTAAAATTATATTGATTTAAACTAACCTCACTGGATTCGTTTTCTTCTACAATTTCATTTTTATAAAGAGAAAAGTATTTTTCAAATAATTCGGTCATTAATGTATGTAATATATCTTTTTTTATACCTTAACGAATTATATTTGTTTAATAAATACATTTAAAAATATGACATTTAAATATATAACGTAAATGGTACAAACTTCTGTTGTAAATCAAGAATATACATATGATTGGTTTGTACAAAAATCAAAAGAAATCGATCGAACACAATGTACTCTTCCAGAAGATTCAAAACAAATTATAAGTGAAATTAAGAATAAATTAAATATAAAATATACAGTACATTACGAAATACCTTTTGAGAAAAAAAGACCTACCCATAAAAAAGAAGAAACCCATGATATTTGTAAATTATTAAATAAAATAACAAAAAAAAATTACAATAAATTAAGCCCTCAATTATTTGAAATTGTAGATTATATTGTTGAAAATGATAACGAAAAAAGTGGAAAAATTTGTAAACAAATTTTCGATATTATAACAAATAATTCATTATGTAGTTCAATTTATGCAAAACTGTATTATGAAATGATACAATCTCATGATATATTTCAAACATTATTTGATACAAATTGTAGTGATTATTTAGATAGTTTCAAAAAAATCAAATTTGTATCCCCAAATGATAATTATGACCAATATTGTTTGTATGTGAAAGAAATGGAAAAAATGAAAAATTTTTCTCTTTTTTTAGTTCAATGTGTATTTTACTCAATATGTAAAATAGATGACATTGTTGATATATTGGTTTATTTTCAAAATGAATTAAAAGAAACACTTAAAAAGGAAGAATGTATAAATGAAAACGAGCAAATGACTGATGCAATTTACTTGATTTTAAAAGATAGTATTGAATTAGCAATGTTTCACGAAAAATGGACTAACATTGAGAAAAATATGAATGATATACATAAGTTTACTGGAAATGGTAAAAATAATAAAATAAAATTCAAAATTATGGATATAATGGATTGTATTGAAAAGAAAAAATAATGATTCTAAAATTGAATTTAGAAATTTAATAATATACATATAACACAAATGACAACGCGAATTGTATCCGAACTTGTACCAGAGTTGAATTATAATTTTCTATTTGAAGAAGACAATAAATTAGATACCCGAGATGTAAATATAGAAACGGATTTACATGAAATTGATATTTTTGGTAATATTTACCATATAGCAATGGGCGAGTTGAAAACACATCCAAATAAGGATACGCTTGTATATTTTATTGCCTATTTGATTTATGATTCAAAGGTGGTATCTAAATTGGGAATTTACGAAATGAATAAACGTGATGATACTTTACATCATAAATCAATGAATTATTCAAAATATACACTTTTAGTCGATCAATATTTTTATAAAAACCCGGATAGTCTTTTACCGTTTAAAGTAGAAGAAGTCAAGGAGTCAGTTGTTGTACCTAGTGCGATAAATGAAGAGCCTGTTGTAGCAGCAGCAGCAGAAGAACCACCTGTGGAAGTAGCAGAAGAACCGCTTGTGGAAGCATCAGCAGCAGAAGAACCACCTGTGGAAGCAGCAGAAGAACCACCTGTGGAAGCAGCAGAAGAACCACCTGTGGAATCATCAGCGGCAGAAGTTGAAGAAGCGTCTTCGACAACATCATTGTTATTTGATTTCTTAAAAAAAGAAATGTCTACACTTTCTAAAAAACCGTCCGTTAGTGGTGCTTACAATGTTATTACACAGTTAAGAACATTTGACGACGAGTTGTCCAAAGATAAAGACAGTGAATATAAAAATTTGATTAAAATAGAAGATAATAACAAAGCTGTATATGATCCTACATTCTTTGATACTCCTCATAAAATAACAAAATCATTATTAATAGCATTTGAATATATATTAAATGTTAAATTTATTTGTTTGTATAATGATAAAATAAATAGTTTTAGTTTATTAGATACATTAACGACTGAAAAATTAGATAAATATGCGTTGAAGACAGATGGAAGAGTATTACAAAAAAATCCTTCTTTTAAAAAATATGATCCAACCCGAATTATTTTAGTAAAAAAGATAGAAAATACCAATTCTTATGAGTTTGTACAAGAAATAAATATAAAAGAAGATAAAACATATATGAGTGATATTAAAATCGTATTTGAAACCAAACCACATGAACATTTAATTAAATCTTCATTAACAAAACTAAAAACATTAAAACAACAATTTCAAACATTATAGGTATCTTATACAAATTTAATATATCATTATGATATAATAATGAGTGATATTTCAAATGGACAAGTTAAGATCACGAATAATGTTTCATCATTAATGCAAAGTATATTATATACATCTAATAAATCAAATCCTATATATGTATCTAGTTCTTTATATTTATTACAAAATGATTCAACAAAAAAAACAACAGAAGTTAAGAACGAAACAAATGCAGTTCAATTAACTGAAATAAATAAAGATATTAATAACGATACATCCACAATCGTGCTTCCAAATAATTTAAGTGAAGATACTTTATTATGGTTTATACAAGATATGTCATATATAAAAAAGGCATTAAGTAAAAATATAACAACATATACAATTACATGTCCAATTATAAATAAAGGTAAAAATATAGTGGCTTTTTTAAATGGAACAAATACGTATACTTTACAAAACAATCACGTACAATGTAATAGTGATATAGTAATAAATTTTTTAAAAAATCAAGAAGAATACAATGGGTTATTATATAATGAATCATCTCCTTATAAAATGAATGATAATAATCAGATTAGTCGTGTCATCAATATTGCATATAAATTTGAACCCGTTTATAACAAGTTACATTCTTTGGGAAACATTGATGCATTATACAGTGAAAAATTAGATGATTTATTTCAATTATATAAATTTTTAATAATGGACTATCACAATATTACAAATAACAAAAACAATATTCAAGTGATTATTACAAGTATATTATCCAATATTCAAATATCAATCTTAATTGAACAAGACAATAGTATAACAATTACAACTAGTAGTGATTATGATTTTCCAACTCCTATACAAAATTATCAAGATCTAAGTGCTAATTTATTAGTGTTACAAGATGATATTACGAATAAACAAGTGATTAGTAATTTATTACATTACATAAATGATAAAACGAAATACAATAATATAAGCATTCAATCAAGAACAGATGGATTAAATATTTGTAATTTGAGTACAACTATTCATGTGAATGATACATCCGATAATATAATTTACGATTATGTAGTTGTTGGAGGTGGTCCAAGTGGTATTATGACTTCATACAAATTGAGTGATATGTATCCTGATAAAAAGATTTTATTACTAGAAAAAAGTGAATATTCTTTACAAGATTACATAGATGATAGTTATAATAATATATTTGAATGGAATAATGCGCAAAATGATCCAAAATATCAATATAGTTTTAATTCACAAGACAATAAATCTGTTTGGCTGGGTAAAGGTATCGGTGGTGGTTCATTGCATAATGGATTACAATATATTGACCAAGATAAAGTAATCAACAAAAATCATCCAGAATGGTATAATTACAACAATATAAATATGGTTTCAGAAGTGAATAATATTATAAATAGTGTAAGTTATTCATATGATGTTTCTAATAGTCCAAATGAAGCTTGGTATTCATTAAAAGAAAACATAGATGATAATAGTTTGAATAATATACATAGTTACAATAATAAAGTATATTCAACAGATCTAAGTACAAATGAAAGATTATTGTTGGGTAATTTAGTACAGAATAATCCAAATATAACCATTAAATTAAATAGTGGAGCAAAGCGTGTTTTATATACATCATCAAATTATGTGTATAGTATTGAGGATTTTAGTGGGGTAAAATATTATGGAAAACAATATATATTAACAAGTGGCGCAATTCAAACACCTGCTATATTACAAAGGAGTAATATTAATTGTGGGGATCATTTATGCGATCATGCTGGATTTACAATATTATATGGTAAATTAAATACTGTTCAAGAAACTAGGGATGTGTCATATAGCGGAGATGAAACATTTGAAGTAACTAGCGATGTATTAGGATTAATATTTAATACAAGTCAAAGATACGTATATTATGTAACTGGATCAAATGTTCCAAGTGAAGACCAAAATAATGTGTTGGATTTTACATCTTGGATATCTAGTCATCCGGGCGGAGCAAGTGCAATTACAAAATGGGTAAACCAAGACTATAATTTAGTGTATCCTTCTTCTCATAGTACAAGTCGTTGGAATAGTTATAAATCTAGATTTACAAGAATCACAAATAATAATGTCAAATTAGGAGATGTAATCAATTACAATGATTTAAATGATATATATAAATCGGATACACTATATAATACATTATTTCCAAGCCAAACTATTACTGAAACTACATATGTTCCGGTTAATGATTTAGGATTTGACTCATCCAATATTATTAGTCATTTGCAAACGCGAGATGATAATTTGAATTGGCAAACGTATTATTCTACGGTACCAGGATTAAATCAATATTTAATATTGACGCATGCTCAAAGTACAAATATTTCATGTAAAGGTTCTGTAAAGATTGTGTCAAATAATAATGAAAATCCAAATGTAATATTAAATCATCTTGGAAATAATACAAATATAGAAACAAATCAATATGTACATAATTTATACGAAGCTTATTTAAAAAATCATACAATATTAACAAATATGGGTTATGTATTATTATCACCACAAACCAATATTACAAAACAGTATATATATAACAACATAGGTTCCATTTATCATTATTTTGGTTCTTGTTCAAATATTGTGGATGATACAAATAAAGTAAATGATTTTTCTAATTTATTTATTGGAGATCTTTCTGTACTCAAAAAACCATTTGGTGGTTCTACAACATTTCCAGCATTAATAAATGGATTTAAAACCGCATTACAATTATAATGAATAAATGGATATAAAAATATACGTTAAATATATCATATGCCTACACAAAAGAAAAGAAATCAGAAACAGCATTCGAATATGTCAAAACAGTTGAATAAACAAATTATAACCATTTTAGAAAATCACATTGAACAAATGAATAATCCATACAATGATTCTAAGATGTCAAATATGTTATATGAACGATTATCTAATTCACTAAAAGAAAGTAAAACTATACATCACGATTATACGTTAAAAGATATGAGTGCTCCTAATAAAGCCCCAAATCAATTTATGAGTGAACAAATTATTGAACATATTCAAAAAACATTACATTATCAATATGATATATCTTTTACATACAAAAATATTACATTTTTTATTCAAATTATGTTTTCAAACAAAATAAATATTCAAGAATACATAAAGTATATCAAATGGGTTATATGTTTTTGTTTAATGGATGTAAAAAATAATAAAAAGGATACCGTATATTTTACATTCTATTTAACATCTTTGAAAAAAGAGTTTAATTCTAGCCATCAAACAATTATTAAATCTCATAATATAAATAGTGGATATCAGGCATCGAATGAAATCTGTATATATCGTAAAGAAGAATGGTTAAAGGTCTTTATACATGAGTGTTTTCATGTATTCAATATGGATTTTCATGAATCAACCATTTCATTTTCTGAAATTTTTAAAGACACCTTTTTTATCGAATCTAATTTTTTAGTATTTGAATCTTTTGTTGAATTTTGGGCAAGAATCATCAACTGTGCCATATTTACATATACTTTAAAACCAGTGATAAAAAAAACCGAATTTCATACGATCTTTTCCGTAAATATGAACATGGAACGAATATTTTCTCTTATTCAATGTACAAAATTATTAAAAAAGTTTGATTTAACCTATGAAAATATTGTAGATAAACAAAAGGAAATGTTATCTAAAAGAATATACAAAGAAGAAACTAATGCGTTTTGTTATTATGTTATTACTGCCATATTAATGAATTGTTTTGACAAAACTCTTCAATGGTTTGATATACATAATCATCTATTTTCTTTTCAAAAAAGCGAATCACAGATTATTACATTTTGTCATTATATTAAACAACAAGCAAAAGAACCTTCTTTGATTCAAACATTGGATGAGATTTCTTCTTCGGATTTATATAATGATGTATTTATGAAAATGACATTATTTGATATACAAATAAGTTAAAAATA